ATGGCAGCGCAAGGCTTGCGGTTGGTTTTGGGGTTATGTCGCGCTCAAGAACGACATCGCCATCTTTCTCGATGTGCTCTGCGATCTCGCTAGCAAGCGGCAGCAGTTTGCACAGTCGGCGCAAAGTGGTCTTCTTGGCCATTTCGCCATAGTCCGTAACCCATGGACCAGAGTTACCAGAGCGCGAACGCTTACGGATAGCATCCACTTCATCCTTGGTCATGGTAGCGGTTTGAGTCTCGCCGGACTTGAGCACAGCCTCTGCATACACAGCTTGGATTTCTCCACGAGGTTTACGCCATTCTACCTTGTGCGTGATCTTGCCATTCTCCCAAGTGAACTCGTCATTCTCGCACACGAGTTCAGAGCGAATGCTGACAACATCGCCGGAGCGACGAACAAGCTCGATCATACCCATATATGAAAGAATCAGAGTGCATTCAGATCCGTATGGAATCAGATAAGCACGTCGTCCATCTGGCTCAAGACCTGCGGCTGAAAGGTCTAGCAAGCATTTGAATAGACTTGCCTGCGTGCAATCCTGCAACTTTGGAGTGCGCTGTAATGCTGTGAGAGCAATGCGTGAGAACCGCTCAGGAGTCATGTGCTTTGGCAGCGCCAATGCTACTTGCTCACGGAACTTTTCTCCGCCGATCATCTCTTTAAGAGTCGGCTGTTTAATGGTTGGTTTTGTTTCTGTATTGTTGTCGCTCATGTTTTGTATGTGGGTGAGAAATTAACTGAACCTAAGTTTGAATGCGGCGATAATGCTTTTCCAGTTATCCGGTTTGCGTTTTGGAAATGGATGGTTAGTGCGGCCAATGACTGGCATAGTGCCAACATCAATGCCAAGGTAATCGAGTGCGGCGATAACGCCTGGAGTGCGATCTACATTCATGCCAGCTTTCCGTGCATGTATTCGCGACCTGCGTTGTAGGCCATCTTCAATTCGACGGCTTTGCCAATGTCGATGCCACGTGCTTTAGACGAATCCAAAACACGGATAATGATGTCCGCGAATTCCTCTTCTTCGCAGGTAAGCGGGCAATCTTTATCGCAAGGATGCTCAAGATGGCCTCTGCGTGCCGCTTCCCAAAGTTCGCTGATTTCTCCATGCAGATTTGCTGTCCACTTGGAGTAGAGTTCGACGGATGAGTATTCGTAATCCGCGTCATGGAATCCTTTGTCGGATGCGTTTTTGTAGGCTGCATCGGCCAGTTCATTTAGTGCTTCTCTTGTATTCATATTTTATCGGGTTGAGTTGTAATGTTAGTCTGATTTGTCCGCTTTGTCCAGTTGCTTTTTCGGCGCTTTTAACGATTGCAAATATTCCACAATTGTTGGCACCGTTTCTTTGCGCGGCTTCACTTTGCCACTGGCCCATTCGTAAAGGCGCTGGCGATCAGTTCCGATCAGTCGAGCCATTTTAGTTGCTGATCCGTGCGGACCTTCATCAAGGTGTTTTTTGAGTAGTGCTGCGAGGTTCATATTTTTTAGTGTGTTGCGAGATATTCGAGAGATTCCATACACTCAGGCTCACGAGCGGCCCAGCGCATGATGATGGCTTTCATGGTGCCGATTTTGGCGACTCTTCGGGAAGCTCCGTCTTTGTATTGTTTTGCGGCGCTTTCAAGAATGGTTTCGAGCAGTTTTTCGGCTCGTTCATATCGTTCGGTGAATGTCGTCACCAGTTCTGGGTCTGCTTCGGTTGTCATATTTTGGGTTGTTAACTTTGGTCTAATCGTCCGTTTTGTGCAAATGGTTTTTCGGCCCTTAGAAATGATTTTCACGGCTCCTGCCACCAGGGCTTGAGCTTGGCGAGTTTGCGGTCTTCCGCCTCGCGTCTTTCCTGCGCTTGCCGCGCTTCCTGCTCCCGCTGGCGCTGTGCTAGGAGAGCGAAGAAAGCGGCGAGCTTGTCGGTGTTTGCGGTCATGGTCGTGCGTTTTTGTGTTATTTTTGGTGATTTTATCCAGCCACGCTGGCGTACCCGTCTCGCGCCTCCTGTGCGTACTCGTTAGCGTACCATTCCCAACATTCCGGCCCGCTCTCAGGCCAACAGCGCCTTGCTTTTTCGTACTCACGTTCCCAGATTGCAGACGTGTCTAATCCTCTCGGCTCCACGCAGGTTTCAATCGTTTTCATGTTGCTTTTAGTTTGGTTTCTCGGCGCATAATCGCGCCCTCTTGCCATCTTGGCGGCTGGCGATGCCGCAGAGATAGCAAGCGGGCGGGATTCAGGCTTTATCCGGCACGGACCATGCTGGCGTTTGCTTTGAACCGCGAATCTCCGCCGCCTCGTTTGAACGCTCCGCAAGTCTGCGAACGTGGGCGCGGTGACTGTCCATTTCTTGACGGCTGGCGAATCGAGATGGCAGAATCTCAAGATGCAAGCGAGCGGCCAGCGCGTACAAGTCTTCAAGGCTCATCTGCGCGATTGGTACGCGAAGCTCGCCAGCTTCATCTTTTCGGACCTCGCACGCGATTACGGCCCCACTAGGAAGCCGGTCAATTGCCAGTCCGATTATGCAGTTAACAGCACAGAATTCCTGCGCGTTGTGGTTTAGAATCATATTCGTTTTCTGTTTTTGGTTATGGTTTTAGCCTGTCTCATCAGTTTTCGGGAGGCTAACCCGAAAAGACCGCCGCAGCGGTTTCGACTCACATTCTTTCATTGCATACAAGGCGCGGAGAGTAGCCTTCCCCATCGTCATAAAATGACTGCAATTCAGCGTAAAGGTTCTCTAACTCGCCGGATTCATTTTCAATCAGCATGTAGCCGCTTTCAAGAAAGCCAGCGTTACAAGCTCCGCCGAAAACGTAGCGATCTCCACGAATGAGCATCACTTCAAAATCGTGAAACTCTCCACGCTTGTCTTCTATTTCAAGGGTTCCCAGGTGCTCTGCTTTGCTTATGTCTGAAACTTGCCATTTTGATTCGTGCATAATGTGTCTTTTTGTTTTTGGTTTCTTGCTAGGGTTTGCGCCCTTTGCTCCCCTCGCTTGCGGCAAGGGGAGACAAGGAAGCAAATCACTTCGACTCTTGAACTGTATCTATGCCAGCCAGGAACGCACGCATTGCCGTTTCAAGTTCGCGTTTTGGAACGTGCCCATGGATTAGAGGCGTGGTTACTCCGCCGCCCTCGCTATGCATGCGATGGAGGCAATAGCCGCCATAAGCGCCAGATAAGTGGTAGTTTCCAACGTTAGCGCGGAAATTCCCGTTTTCGTCCTTCGTATACGGCTCCAAAGGTGAACCTGTGCGTTCGTTGATCCAACGGCATAGCGTTTCCAGCGTTTTAAGTGATGTTCTCATGTTTTTGTCTTTCGTTTTTGTTTTTGGTTTCTTGATCCTCACAGCGCGGCGGCGGCGCATCCCGCTAGAATTCCCGCGACGGCAAAGAGCCAAAGCCATAGAAGGCACTGGCGATGGAACTGCTGGCGCTGGCGATGGCGTGAGGCTGCTAGGTAATGCAGGCGGAGGTTGTTCGGTTCTGTTTTCATGTGTTTGGTTTTGGTTTATTCGTGGCGGTTTAGTCCACGCATGAACGCACCCATGAAGGATGCGCTCAAGCGAGGGCTAATTATGATCCGAGGTAGAAACTGATCTGCCCATCATCGCCTTTGCTGAGATTTGAGGGAATCCGTCCCTCCATTGCCATTTCCTCGTACTCTTCCCAGTCGATCTCGTCTAACGAGTCAGCGCCTGCTTGACGAACATCACCAGCAACCCATTGAAGGAATAAAGCGTTCACTTCTTCCGCGCTCCAGGCTGCTATTTCTTCCCGTGTCCATCCGCCTGAGCTTCGCGCAAAGTCTCGCATTGCCTCCAGTTTATCTTCCGTATCGAGCAAAGGAGTTTTTTGGGCCTGCTCCTTTGATGCGTTCCAGGTGTTCCGGCCTGCGTTCTCTCCACCTTCCGCTTGAGAGTGCGAGAGGTCGAAACAATCCAATTCAAGTAGTGGCGTGATATCGATGTACATGTTGTTTTAGTGGTTTTAGGTTAGTGCCAGAGGATGATTGCGATTGAGATCAGAGCGATGGTTCCGAGTATCCAAGCCAAGAGCATGGCGAGCATTGCGTCTGGGGTGTCGTGTGGTGTCATATTGCGTTGCGTTGCGTGTTTTGTTTTCGTTGGGTTATCCTAACACGCATAGATTAACAGAAAGCGGACAGTTAGCAAGCAGAAAAGCGGACACTTTGAAGAAATACTTGCGAAGTTAGGGCTTTAGCGGGATTAAATGCCGATTATGGCGAACACTCCTGTAATTGATCCCGCAACCTGGGAAGCGTTAAAAGCTGCCAGCATTCGAGGCGTTCCAGATTCACAGCTTGCCGAGAGCTTTGGAGTTTGTGAGGCAACGATCAGGATCAAACGATTCCGAGATGATGTGTGGAAAGCAGCGTTAACCAGTAAGCAGGAAAAGGCTACTGAAACGATAGGCAATGAAGAGAATGAAACGGGAATTGAAACGAAAGGCGAAAAAGTGGTAAATTTGCCAACTTCGCCACTTGCCAGCACGTCCACACTTGCGCAGAAAGTGGCTTCTACGGTGTCCGAGAACATCTCACGACTAGGAGAGCAGAATCGTCTCCTAGCGCTTCAAATCGCAGGGAAAGGGCTAAAGCAAGCAAATGCTGCTCCGCCGGACGTGCAAAGCTGGCAAGATGTCAAAGCCCTCATGGACATTGTGGCTAAGGCCAGCGGGATGGATCAAGCCCAAGCCGTCCAAGTTAACGTGCTTAGCTCGCAGCCTATGGATTTCTCCCCTCACTTTGAGCCGCTTGTTGAGACTGGAAACGTGGTTGAGGTGTAACTCACTGAGTATCAGTGATGTCCTACTTTGCATGCTCGGTGTTGTTTGTAGTTATATATTAACCCGGAATTTCTGGCCTGTTTTTTCTTTGATCCCGGCAGTGCATGGGTGGATGGACTGCTAGCTAGCGGCGGCGGTGGCTAGTAGCCAGGGTGGCGGGCGAGCGCGAGGGGTGGCAGTGAGGAGCGCAGACCACGGGTCGGGTGGCAGTGGGTAGGGCGGGGCGAGCGGCCCATGTTGTGCGTATATTCACTCCCCTCATAAAATTCCCCCAAATAAATATCTTCTACCATTACCACCACCGGGTATGATTTATTTATTCACCCACCCCAGGGGTCTTTTCTGTAAAATCATCCTCAACAATTTCTCCCTCTAAATTATTTCTTATACCATTTGATTCCGTCCGTTTGTGTGTGATGTTTACCGCAGTGAACTACTACAATGAATATGACAAAAAGACCGCCGCATGGCTGCGAGAACTCATCAAGGCTGGACTTATTCCAGATGGAGTTGTGGACGAGCGATCAATTACAGATGTGCGTTCAAGCGATCTCGCCGGATACACGCAGTGCCATTTCTTCGCCGGAATCGGAGGATGGAGCCTTGCTTTGCAACTCGCAGGATGGCCCTCAGATCGTCCTGTGTGGACCGGAAGCTGCCCATGCCAGCCATTCTCAACCGCAGGAAAAGGACTCGCTCAAGCCGATGAACGACATCTCTGGCCTGTGTTCTTTAATCTCATCAAGGAATGCCGACCTGAACATGTCTTTGGGGAGCAGGTTGCAAGCGCGATTGGCAAAGGTTGGCTCGATGGAATATCGGCAGACTTGGGCGAAGAAGGTTACGCCTGCGGGTCTGCCGTATTGGGCGCACACAGCGTCGGCAGTCCGCATATCAGACAAAGATTGTACTGGGTGGCCGACTCCAACAGTGGACGATTCCAGCAATGTGACGAGGGAATCGGGAGCGTTCCAGAGCTTAACAAGAACAGCGCAGATGGCTGGATGGGCGACTCCAGTAGTGAACGACACAACGGGCAGCACTCACTGCTACGGAAAGAAGAACCAAGACGGGACACGGGAGATATTCTACAAGCTGCCGGGTCATGCGAAGCTAGCGGGATGGGCAACGCCGAACGCCAACAATATGAACGACGGGGAGGGGCTGGAGACGTGGGATGCCCGCCAGATCAAGAACAAGGAGAAGCACGGCAACGGGAACGGAGCTGGGATGCCAATAGCGGTTCAGGTGAAAACGATCACGGGATGGCCGAGTCCAATGCACTTGGATGGACACATGGCTTCGACAGAAAGGACGACCAACGGGCAGAAACAGCTTCCGAATGTAGCGGCAATCTGTGGTCTGACTTCCAACTCGCCCACTGCCGAGACGGCAAAACCCGTCGCATCCCAACTGAACCCACATTTTTCCCGCTGGCTCATGGGGTTTCCGCTAGAGTGGTGCGACTGCGCGGTTACGGCAATGCAATCGTTCCCCAAATTGCGGCGGAGTTCGCCAAAGCATATTTAGAAATTTCCCAATGATTTCATCATTCCATCCCAACTTCAAAAACCTCACGGGTAAACGCTTTGGTCGCTGGACGGTTCTCTCCCATGTGCCAACGGGTAGAAAAGGATCTTCAACCTGGAGGTGCCAGTGCGACTGTGGACGCATCAAGCAGAACGTGTTCTATACCGCTTTAACAACGGGCAAGTCTCTTTCCTGTGGATGCCTTAGAACCGATCTGCTGCGCGGTAAAGCAGTGGATGTGAAGCCGGAAAGCCCAACTGCTATTGAAGAGCCTATTGGCGATTTGGCTGAGCTTGAGGCGATGCTGGTTGATTCCAAGAAGCCTGTGGTATCTGAGGCTAAAAAACTCACCCTCAACGATCAACGTCTCTGGCGCTGTATAGCTCGTTGCCGGGTCAAAGGACTCACCTACAAGGGCCAGAAGCCAACGGATTTCTACGTCAAGCTGGCGATGAAGGATGAGCTTGCGATTTGGCTGAGAGGATAAATATCTTATTGTATTTGTTGCATCGACAGAATCGGCGTGCGATGGTTGATGACGATATGAAACTAACAGAACAAGAAAAAAGAATCAAGCTGGCTAAGGCTGATGGGTGGGATGAGTCGCCGTCGGGCAAATGGAGTAATAACGGATTTATTTTGCCTGACCCTCTCAATCCACCCGACTACTTCAACGACCTCAACGCGGTGCATAAGTTGGAGCAACAAACATGGTCCAAGGAATGGAATCTGAGAGACGATTTTTGTGATCATTTGGCTTTAATCATTGACCCTGTGCATGGTTATAGAGGTCTTAAAGCTATAGATGCACTACAAGCAACCGCAGCACAACGCGCCGAAGCTCTCGGCCTAGCCCTCAAACTTTGGGAGGCATCGAAATGATTGCAAGAATCGCCATCTTAATGTTTGGAATTACTATCGCTTCTACGACGTGCATGAACCGCTACTGCGAAATGAAAGAATGGATTCACACTCACTCAGATAAATACAGACCATGAGAAACATAAACCTCCCCAAAACAAAAATATACATTCGCTGTGACGCCTTCGGTGGTCCAGAAAACGAATTTGAACTAGCTTGGCTCGTCTCTGTCAGAGCTATGCGTAACCGTCCATTCTGCTTCCAGGCATGGGTGGAGAAATACGCTGCATGCTTCGATAAGATTCCGCCGCAGTGCGTCTATTGGTATGAGCCGGAAGATGATCACAAGCCTCTTCCGCTACATAAAGTTCAGATGTGGGAATGCCTGTCTGGTTCCATTGAGCTTTGGCGCAAGGATCAGTTAAGCGACGTGCCAGTTTTGGTTAACCTTGGCAAAGGTAATCCACCGATAGGAGGCCACTACTGGTTCACCATCGACCACCTGCCAGAAGGGCAATCATCTGGCCTCCTGGACGTAGGTGACTCAGAGTTGCTTGAAGAGCATAAGGAGGGCAATGTCATCAAGCTCAGTAATGGGCAGATCGCGATCTATCCGAACAACCGCATTAAGTGGATGCCAGTTTCACTGACCGGCAAAGACGCAGCCGCAACTATTCCGCCCTGGAGCGTTGCAACAAATAGCCAATGGGACGAGTGGTGGTCTGACTCAGACGAAATCCTTGGCGATGCTAAATGGGCGTATTGAAACAAACGTAGAACATAAATATGAACCGTTCCTCTCCATCGTCTTATTCTCCGTCGCTTGTCCCTATACTTATGAAAGACCTACACACTCCAATCGAGCCAAATCAACTGCATCCGATGTTGTTGGATGATGCGCACATAGGCGACATCGTCGCATTCGACTGCCGCGAAAGGATGCTCACCATCCAAGTCGATGAGATGCCAAGCGGCAAAAAGCCAGGGCACAGACTTGGAGCGCGGGCGATTTTGGTATTCCTGCCGGAGAACGACCCACATCAAGCGACGGCAAGCGCTGGACCATTGAAAACATAACCAAAATCTACATTGACGCAGGAATTAAACACGGAATTAAACACGGAAATGAAACCCATGAAGACCAATAGCGCCTTGATTCGGCTTCCGAATGATGTGGCCCGTTGCGATGGCGTAGGATTCGATGAAAACGGCAGTTGGAACTGGCGCGAAGGCTGTGAGACGTGTTTACGCCGAACCGCTCCACGCGGAGATATGATGCTAATATCGTTTATCCATCCGCCTGCTATCATCGCTTTCGAGTGCGAGTTCCTCATTGAGCCGGACAACAATCATCCCAACCTAACACTCTAATGGGACGCTCACCAAAATCACTCATCAACGAAACCTTCGGCAGCTTGATCGTTGTCGAACTCGTATCTCGCAACACCCACGGCAATAGCCGCTGGCTGTGCCAATGCGAGTGCGGCAACAAGACCGAAGTATATTACCAAAATCTCACCTCTGGCAGTGTGCAGTCCTGTGGCTGCTTGCCGAAGGGAAGGAAGATTGGCTCCAAAAAACAATTATGAATACACCAACACCTGAAACAGACGCTGCGACTCCAGATTCACAGCAATCCATCTCCGAGGAGGCCGCAGCAATCGTCGCTGGAGAACGTCAATCTGACTACGGCGATGCGAACGAATCTTTTGCTCGCATTGCAAATCTGTGGAGCGCCTACACAGGTTCTACCATTGAGCCTTGGGATGTGGCACAGATGATGATTCTTCTGAAAGTCAGCCGTGCCAAGACAAGCAAAAAGCGAGACACCCTGGTTGACATCATTGGATATGCCGAGTGTGCTGGGAGGTTGAAGAAATGAGTGTGAGATGATGGTTAAGTGAGTATACAGATACTGTCTATGCCCATCTGGATGCTCCTATAAAGCAAACAGAATAAAGGGCCATCGGATGCCCATGCACAATAAATGTCAGTCTCACAATTAAAGTTGACTGACTACTAATTTAGTATATCATCCAAGATGAGGCAAATCTACGAGCACGACATCATTGCATCATTGGGAAACATCAGCGGCATACACAAACTTCTCTACATCACACTTTGGAGTAGGGCTGATGCAATTGGCGTGGTTCAAATCAATCTTGAACAGATTTTAGCGATGACTGGAATCAGATACCAAATGGAAGACTTTAGTCATTTTGGGAACCGCTTAGTACTTCTTAACGACAAGGAGATTCTATTGACTCGTTTCTTGCAGACCACGGTTGTTACGCTTTCTAAGGCCAATCGAGGTCTAAAAGATGTTTGGAAGGCTATAGAAATGAGGTGGAATGCGACAAAAGACAATCTCCAGCCATTTATTGATGCTTGGATAATGCTTGGCATTGGCATGTTCTTGCCAGCATTTCCAGATGAATATATCAGTGAGAAAAATCCTGGAACATTAGTTCTCAAGCATCGAGACGAACTTCTTTTAGCCAAGACGTACGATACCCCTTATGGTTGGAGTCAGCGTTTAGTTGATATATTCAACGATTACCGGGATCACATGATCGAAATTTCATGGGGCAAGACATCAAAGTCAGATATTGACAAATTCCGTATTCTGCCTTCAAATGTAAAGACATGGCAAGAAATTGTTCAAGAGATGTTAAATGACGGATATTCTGAAAAAGTCATCATCCAACAGATTCGGTATTCCAAGGGCAACCACAAGATGATTATCTACAAACCAAATGCAAAACCAAACAACGATTAAAGACCGCTTTCCTGAAGTTTACACCAAGTTGCTTCTGGCAAAATCTGCTGATTCTATTGCTGACATGAAGTTGGCTGAATACAGAAATTTGATGCGGGATGCAATGTTTGACCTTCGCAACAGAATCGGCATCACGGCTAAGGCTTTTGGTGGTTTAATTGGTGTCTCCAAAGGATATGTCTATCTACTTGAAAAAGGAGATAGGCCATGGAGTCCAAAGCTCTTGGAGAAGCTAAATGAAAAACTGGCAGAATTTCCAAACAGTTGACTCCACCCAAGAAACGCACTAAACTTTCTCACTATATGGAAAAGAAGTTCTCTAAAACGATCAAGAATCCTGATACTGGCCGTGAAAAGACGGTGAAATACGGCCA